AGCGCCACCGACACCAAAGTTGATTATCTCATCTTCTGTATGTTCTAGGGGTAAGGATTTAAAAGATTTGTCTTCTAATAGAAATTCTTTAAATGTTAACAATTTTATTCAATTCTATCATATATTTAACTATATTTATAAATTAAGTGAATGTCAACCCCTCAACTACCAAAATTACCGAGATGTTCTAATGAAATAATATTACCTGCAACCATCACCCTCTCATGGTCATTTTGTTGTGGTTTTACTTCATGCACTACCCAACCAGGAAATAATACGAATAGACCATTCTTTGGTCTTACAAAAGCACCACCAGCATTAGGAAATACTAGAGGTGAGCATTCATCTGATACATTTACATAATAAGTCCAACTCCAAAGACAAGGCCAATGGTCATGTCTTTGAGCATATTCACCTTTACGATAAACAGCGCCCCAACAATCTGGACATCCAGGTGTAAATTTAGCTGGTGAGTTTTCTACTGCTACTCTCATAGAAAACTCTATTATTTCTTGAAAATGTTCCCCACCTGATTCATTAAACATTCTCCATTCTGTCATTTGTGCTTTTACATTTGATTTATAATGTATTCTATCACCTTGTTTTCTAATTGCTTCTTCAAGTTTAGGATTTAGTGTTTCATAATTATCATACATTGCTTTCACAACAGGATATTTTTCTGAGAATACTATCGAACAAGGATTATCAAAGAGAGTTTTTACCATGTTATTCCTTTTAAAAAATTAGGTAATGGGTCGCTACCGAATGGTTTAATTTTGTTGAGGTCTTTTGCCATTTCTTCAGCGTCTTCCTGAAACTTGAATGTTCTAACAACATCATTTGTTGGTAGTTCAATAACTTCATATATTGCTTCTTTATTTTTCCATGTGATATCTGAATAATAACTTACCTTCTTTTTTCTATATCTTGAGGTCTGAGAATTTGTCATAATTCTTTTTCTCCATATTTGTTCCAAATTTTGATTTATCAAAAACTGGTTCGTCTTGACCTGAATCAACAATATCACCTTGAGCAGTCTGTTCAACATCATAAAGTTTCATCTTAGCTCTATCTATACCAATAATAAATCTTTTATTCATAGTAGGGTCATTATATCTATTCTTTAATTGTTTAATCATGATTTGATTTAAATCTTCTAATTCTTCTGTTGATATTAATGCAAACATTAAATCAGCAGTCGCAGGTAGACCAAAACTTTCTGAGGTATCTTCAAGCCCCACATCGGTAGATGCAAAAGCGCCTCTTGTAGTTTGAGTTGCTGACATAATTGGAACATTTGTTTCTACTGCAAACCCTCTTAACTCTTCAGCAATGGCCTTTATATAAAAATAAGAACCAACAGAAGCATTGCCTTTAAATCTAGATGATGCACAAATATTCAAATAATCAATTAGAATAATATCTGGTTTAAAACTTTTCTTTATTGCAAGTTCTTTTACTAAACTTCTAAAATGACCACAATGAGCAGATGCAGTTGGATATTCTTTGATAACTAATTTACCCATTGTTTTTTTAGAAATCTTTTTAATCTTATCTGTAAACATTTTCTTTGGTAGTGAATGTAAATCGTCAATGGTAATATTCATTAAGTTTGCATCTATTCTTTCTGCAATTCTTTCTTCTGCCATTTCTAATGTTATGTACAAAACATTTTTACCCTGCATTAATGTAGAAGCGGCAACATGACACATAAACAAAGATTTACCGACACCTGTACCAGCAAGTGCAATATTTAATGTCTTAGTAGGCAAACCACCTTTAGTAATTTTATTGAAATAATCTAAATCAAACTCTACCTTCTTTTCTTTCTTGTGATAGAAATCATATCTTGATTCAGATTGTTCGATATAATCATGACCAACATGACTATCAAAAGAAACTGACAATGCATCGGATAATATTGATGGTATAGATTCTTGAGTTCTATTTTTATCTTTGCCATCTATGACTTTAATACTATCAACGACAGCATTATAAACTGCTTTGTCTTTACAAAACTTTTCAACAGTATCAACTAACCAATCATATTCAACTTTACTGTCTTCTAGAGATGAGAGTAATTCTAAAACTTTTTTATGTTCGTCTTCAGATAAATCTTTTCGTTTATCAATCTCAATTTCAAGAGCAGGTTTAGTTGGTGGGTTCTTATACTTGTCAACAAAATCATTTATTTCTTCAAATAAAATCTTTTCGCTTCTCTCACCAAAATATTCAGACTTTAGAAAAGGAATTACTTTACGATTAAAGTTCTCGTTATGGAGTAATTGACTTAGTGTCGTTTTCTCTATCGTCTGCATTAAATACTTCTCCTCTTGAATAGTGACTATCAACTATATGACATAAAATATCACCAATTAAATTTTTAAAATCTACTGTAAAATAATCATCTGGTAAACCATTTGGGTCTATAATTTGATAATTAAATTTTAGCACTGCTTGTAGCCCACGATTAGATGCATCTTCAACAGCAGCAGTTTTTGCATACTTATAAACAACACCATCGAAACGACCACCTTTAATACCAATGCAATCTTTCCATTCTTTATTTTCTAAGAATACATAATCGTCAGCAATCTTGCCGAGATATCTCATTGACTTATCAAATGCTTTTCTTTCTACAAGATTTTCTTTTTCATAAGCATCATTATTCTTCGAGTTGTTTGACTTGTCCACCATATTTAAACTCCTTCTTTGCACATTCTTCAAGTATTTCCATTACATCTTTTGTAAAATATTTTGTAGGGTCATTTAAAATTGTTTTACCATATTGTTTTGAACCATCTGGTAATTCATATCTAGTCGATACTTTTTTAAATACATTATATTTTTCTGCAAGTTCAAGTAATCCATAATATCTATCAAGACCTTTATTGTATGTAAGTCTTACATCAATCATTTTATTTTCTATTGTTAATCTAGATTTGTGATTTTTACAATGTATGATATTACCAACAACTTCTGTACCTTCTTTTTCTTTTCTTTTAGAAAGATACACAATAGATGAGGCCGCATACTTCAATCCAGAACCACCGCCCATTTCTTTTGTTGGAAACATAGAACCAACAACATCATATGTGTGATTCGTTACAACCATAGGTACTTTTGCTTTACCAAGTTTTAAAGTCAACACTCTAAATGCAGCTTTAAGAACTTGAGCACGAGTCATATCTCTTGTTTCTTTTCCTTCAGCAGTATCTTCAACTTCTTTTGTTGTTGATAACATACCGAGTGAATCTAATGCAAGAAATAATGGTCTTCTAATATCAGAACTTTGTTGTAGATATGCATCTAAAACTTTTAATGATTGTGTTCTAAATTCTTGAACAGTTGTCACAGGTAATATCACCATTCTATTTGGGTCTATGCCTCTATCAACCACCATTTGTTTTGTGATTGCACTTTCAGATTCAAATAACATAACACCGCCCTCTGGGTTAGCATCTAAAAAATGTTTTACAATACCCATGAGAAAGAATGTTTTACCCGTTGCACTTTCACCTGCAATCGCTGTTATTTTGTTTTGAGGTAAACCACCATGAATTGAACCTGATAATAATGCATTGAAAGCATAAGAACCCGTATCAATAAATGTATCTACATCACCTGCTTCTACGCCATCTGAGACCAGGGAAGCATATTCATTGCCTGTTGTTTTAATAATGTCTTTAAAAAAATCGTCACTCATTATTTACTCCTTATATAATGGTTAATAATACATCTTAATTTGCAAATTGTCAATAAGATTTTAAAAGAAATCTTCTAAAGTACCTTGAGTACCATAAGTAGTATCAATCTTCCAGTTTATCGAATTGACAATAAGAATCAATGGGTCAACAAATACCTTTTCAAACTGAATATCATAATCAATATATGAATTAACTTTAAACTCTTCAGGAAGAACAGACATAAAAGAAATGACATTAGCAGAATAAGGATTAGGTTGTTTCATGTAAAGAAACTTAATCTTATCGCCTTCTTGAATCAGAGGATATTTGTGAATAAGTTTATTTTGTTTAATCTTATGATTGTAAATTAAACACCCTTTAATATGCATAGGTGTGCCTTTTTTAAAAGTAGTGCTAGAATCACTATACTTTTTTAACCCATTTACAGAACGAGGAAAGGCAATCTCTTTTGGGTTTACACTCGTAAATTTTTTATGAAAATCTTGAATAAAATCATTCAATGTTTTTTCATCACCTGACATAATAATCTTCAATGCCTCTTTAATCTTCTCTCTACAAATTAAAGGTGTTGAAGACTTGACAGCTTCAATACCCATCATTTTTAATTTAGGTTCTTTATACAGAACACCTTCACTATCATGCACATTTAAAATGTATCTCTTCTTTGCAACCCATATGCCCTTATCAGCAATTACTTCTCTCTTCATCATCATCTTATTTTCAAATGCTTGAGTGTAATCTTTAAGTTCTTCATAAGACTTATCAATAAAGGGTTCTAGTTTTTCTGTTGCAACTTTATTTAAGAATTGAACAGTATTCTTTGGTTTTACTTTTGATACTAATTCATCTAATGTGATGTAGATAGAATCTGTATCTGAAGCAATCACATAGTCTTTATCATTCGTATCTAAAATCTTGTTTAGATAATTATTTACTTTGTTTTCAACCCAACGAATTGATAGTTGACCAGATGTTGTAATGCCCTCAGCAATCGCAATATCATAATAACGAAACCATTGATTGCCAATAGCACCATAGGCAGAGTTCAATGAAATCTTTCTTGCCATTTGAATGTTATTATAACGACTAATTAATTTTAAATATTTTTCATCTTTTGTATCTTCATATGCTTGTTGTGCCTGTAACATTTTCTTTTTATAGACCACTCTATCATCATAAAGTTCTTGCATGATTGCAGGAAGAAAACCTTGTTTGTCTGTTTTAAAAACTGCACCATTTGGTGTCATCGTAGTTTTTTCGATTAGATTGAGTTTTGTTTCTTTTAACATATCATCAACATTAATATCTTGACTCCTACTTTTCAAGAGAGTTTCAGGTGAAATATTATATTGCATGATTAGATGTGGGTACAAAGAATTTAAATCAAAAGATACAACCCATTTATGTAAACCAGTCTGTGGTACTTTTACATAAGCGCCTTCATATTTTTCATCTTTTGAATGAGAAGTCTTTTGTGGTATTGCAATCTTTCTTTTTCTTAAAAAATTGTAAATTAGAATATCCCAATATTTTACCTGACCGAAAACATCTTCAAAGTTTACTTTTGCCTCATAAGCCAAAGTTAATAATAAAGTAATTAGACCCATTTTATCTTCAAGTTTATCAACAATCTCAACATCTTGAATATTATAATCAATAAAAGATTGATAGTCTTTTGTATACCAATCTTTAAAAGTTTCATAAGGATTGTCATCTTTCTTTTCACCGAGTTCAATAAAAGCAATATAGTCAAGTTTGTATGATTCTTTTTTAGTGTATGTGAATAACTGATAAAGATGAAAATAGTCTAACTGAGAAACACCCATGATATCATAACAATACTGGTCACGACCTTGTTTGAAAACTTTTCTAGAAGAAACATTACCCCAAGGGGAAAGTTCTTTCATCTTAGATTCACCAAACAACTTTTTGATACGATTAACAAGATAGGGCACATCAAAAAAATCTGTGTTCCAACCTGTAATCACATCAGGTTGATGTTTAGACCAAAAAGACATGAACTCTAAAATCAATTCGTTCTCATCTTTACAATTTACATATGTTACATTATCTTTAGATTTTTTATAATCACCAATGCCCCAAACTACAATGTTTTTAGATTGATGATTTTTAATCGTAATTGAAAGTAGAGGTTCAATCGCCTCATCTGGATTAGGAAAACCATTTTCGCATCGTACTTCAATATCAATAGTGACAATTAGTATTGAGTCAACATTCCAATTAAGTTTGTTAGGAAAAGTATCTGAAATATAAGTGTAAGCGAATCTATCATAACCAAAACAGAGGTGAGGTTGTGATTCGTATTTCGACATAAATTCTCTTGCCTCTTTGATAGTGTCAAATTTATAAGGCGTGACAAATTTATTATCAAGTGTCTTCCAATCAGTTTGTTTCATTACGGGAACAAAAAGAGTTGGTGAATATTTAACTTTAAAGTTTTTTCTTTGCCCGTTTTGAACGCCACGAACTAAAAGATTATTGCCCCATTGTGCAACATTTGTGTAAAAATCCATAATGTAATTATATCAGAGTTTGTTTTATTGTCAACCGAATAAATTTAATTGAGTAGAGTTGTCAACATCAATAGGATAATGTCTAATCAAAGTTTTTAATTTATCTTCAGCATGTGCAAGTTTAGTGAGTTCTGAATCAACAGCAGCAACCATATCTGGATGCTCGCCGATACCTGATGGGTTTTTACGATAAACTTCTATGTTAGCAGCTGCTGCTTTCATATCTGCTTCATATTTTAATTTAAGTGCATTAATAATCATTTTATTCTTCTCCATATATTGATTGAAATGGTTCTAGTTTTAACCAATTTTCTCTATTTAGAAATGTAGTCATTACATCTTTCACTAAATTAGTTTTTGTTGCATCTTTATAACCCTTTGTGCCTGGAGATGAATTAACCTCTATAACATAAGGTGCTTCATTTTCTCTATTTTTACTTGTTATGAAATCTACACCGACCCATAACCCATTAACAGATTTTGCAGTTTTTTCACAAACATTTTTTTCCAACTCTGTTAATTCAAATTTTTCTGGTTTTGAACCAAGTGCAACATTACTTCTAAAATCTTTTTTAAGAACTGGTCTCATAATAGCACCATGTGCTTTACCAGCTATAACTATTACTCTAACATCAAATTTTGTTTCTATAAACTCTTGAACTAATATACCTAAATTTGGTTCTAACTTATCTATTATTTGAACTGTTGAAACCAATGCACCCTCATTCTCTACTTTAATAACTCCTACTCCTAAAGACCCTGCTATTGTTTTTACAATCACTGGATATTTTGTTTTTAATCTGTCAAATGAGGTTGGTATTTTTTCTTTGTGGTTTACTAAAACAGTTTTTGGTTGTTTAATTTTTGACTCTACAAGTGTAATATATGTTCTAAATTTATCTGCACAAGTTTCCATACATAATCTACTATTGACACAAAATATATTATCTCTTTCTAATTGAGTTACAATATCAGACCAACTTCTTCTTAAAGTTATTGCCGCCCTAACAAACACAATGGTGTTTTCATCACATAGAAACTTGTTATCATCTCTATCAAAAATATATCTTTTACCATCTATTTTATCTGAATATGCTCCGTCAACATCAACTTTAAAACCTTTTAGTCCCATACTCTTACCAACTGACATAATTTCATCAGCATTAATTTCAGAATTATCTGGGTCATTTGGGTCGTTATACCATAGAGCTACAAAACGATAAGGTTTCTCTTTATCTTCTTCTGTGATAAAAGATTTAAACTTTTCCACTAATCCTCTTTCTTTTTGCCAATGTTATATTTTGGTTCTAATTCCCATTCACTTTTTTCTTTGAATGAAATTACTTTAATCTGTGATAGTGGTGCCTTTGGTTCTGGAACTGAATCAATTCCAATCAAATCCCAATCACTCAAAAGACTTGCAATAGAATTTCTTCTACCAATATCATTCTCTGTTATATTGTGTTCTTTACCATCAAGAGCAAATAACTCTTTAAAGTGTACAATATAATATTTTCCTTGTTTGTGTAGTATATGACAAGATTGATAGAGTTTCTTTTCTTTTCTAGATGAAACTCCTATTCTTGATAGTGTTTCTCTTACCTTTAAAAAATCATCAGGTTGTTTAAGCGAAACCTCAAGCATCTTATCTGTTGTCCATAATGCTTCATTCATTTTTGGCCACCTTTATATAATTTTGTTTTGATAAACTCAATTTGTTCATCATTTAGTATGTCAAGAACAGATTTTGACTTTGAATTACTATAACCATAATATTCTTTTACATACTCTAAGTTTTTAGTCTTACTTGGTCTTAACCAAGAAGCATATCTTTTTCTAGATACAATAGTATTTAGTAAAAAATCATACTGAAGTTTTTTATCTAAGAAAGAGTAACGATTCATTTCATTAACTAACATTAAACAATCATTGTGTGGTGCAAGACATTTATTGATTATAAATGCAGGATATTTTTTCTCATAACCCTCATCTTCGCCGTCCATAATATTTTGTTTTGTAGAGTTAATAGAATTTAAATATTCTTTTAGTTCATACGCCATTTTATTCTACTGGTTTTGGTTGCTCTATTTT